CAAGTTGTTAAGGGAATCACAAATAAGATGATTCAAAACAACCGAAAGCAATTACGAAACATGATTCAAAAGGCGAATATTGGTTCCAAGAATAAAAATAGATTTTTAGAGATGTCTAAAAATTCTAAGATTTCAAATACAGAGATAAGAAAGGCTCTTAACAAAAAGGTTGCAAATGTAAAATCTTTTAAGAATAACAAGGAAGCTCAAGAAAAAAGAAAACAAAGAGCGGAAGTTAAGAGTTCAAATGAAAATGCGAACAAGGCTACAGAATTATTCAGTCAAATGACCACAGAACCAAAGAAAGCCGTCAATCGTCTCACCGAGGGTGAAAAGGAAAATATACAAAAACAGCTTAACATGGCTAAACCAAAGGAACGGGGTCTTTCCAAGATTGGTAAAAAGAAACTTAATGCGCGTAAAGTAATTGAAGGTCGCACAAATCTTAACAAGAATACAATTAACCTTTATATGAAACAAGTAAATAATGCGAAGCAAGCACATGTTATTTCGCGTATTTTGAAAAAGCTTGAAAAGGAAAAGAAGAAACTTCCAAATGCTCCAATTGGTAAAGGTTTGAAACCACGATCAAATAACAACAAAAATTCAAATGCTCCAAATAACAAGGTTTTGAAACCACCAACACTTGCTCTTCCAGGGAGTGAAACAAATCAACTAGCTCTTCCAGGTGTGGTTCAGAAACCAGTTACAATGCCACAGGGAACTGGTTTATTAGCAGGTCTTGCTGCATCCAAATTATTGGGAAGAGGTAAAAAGAGTTCTTCCGTACCAAAGGCTTTGTCTAATAAAAAGAACAAACAAATCCAATTGGCTAACGCGAAAGGTAATTTGAAAAAATTAAGTATTTCAACTGTTAATCAACCATCTACAAAGAACATGAAAGTTAATTTTAAATTTCCAGGTATGACAAATAAAGTAAGCAATACTTCAGTTATGCAAACAGCTATATTGATGACGACAATGACTAATCAATTTAAAAAATTAATGGAAGCTGGTTCTTCTAAGAATTCTGTTTTCCGAAAATTATCTAAACAATATCATCCAAATAAACCAACTGGTTCCAAAGAATCTATGCAAATTTTACAAAATGTTAGAGATAGTGTGAAACCAAATGTGGTTTCAAAGAAATTGGGTGAAGCAATGACACCAAAGAAATTAAGAGAAAAGACAAATAATAAATCACCAGATGTGATTTCAAAGGCTTTGGGTGAGGCGATGGCACCCAAAAAACAAAACAAAAATTTAACAAAAGTATTAAACAAAGCTCCAAAGAGTAAGGGTTACACCGACAAAAAGGCTGCGGTCGGCGTAGGCTTGGCTGCTACCGTTGGCAAAGCTGCTAAAACTTTTAAGAATTCAAGTAAAAATAAAAAGACACTTACCCGAACACAAACATTAGAACAAGCGGGTGCAGCTGGTAAGAAACAAGTCAAAGCTAGAAAAGGATTACTTTCAGAAGTTCACTTGAAATATTATAAAAACCAAGTGAAGAAAAACAACCCAGGTGCAAAGGGAAGACAATTAACTAAACTATTAGATGAATTGATATGGCAAAAAATACAAAATAAAAGCATAAATGATAATGCAAAGAATCCAAATATTGCGGGTAAATTTGCGGGTAGGTAAATAAAAATTTTTAAACAAGACCGTGATTGGGTGAGAGATAAGTTTAAAGCCAAGAGTCCATGATTTTTTAAATGGACTGTTCGGTATGTTGTGATAAATACAATTTAAATAATCATAAAAAGATATCATGTCCATACTGTGATTATTCATGTTGTCGAAGTTGTGTTCAATCGTATTTAACATCTACCATGCAAGATGCTCATTGTATGAATTGTAAAAATTTGTGGAATCGTGAATTTTTAACTGAACATTGTACAAAAACTTTTTGTAATGGTCCATATAGAAAGCACCGCGAAAAGATTTTATTGGAAAGAGAAAAAATATTAATGCCCACAACCCAAGAATATGTTTCTAGGGAAATAAAAGCTCGTGGTTTGGAATCTAAAATAAATGACATGACAAAGGAAATAAGTACCTTGTATCAAAAGCGTGCCATTCTCATGGATAATGTAAATATTATTAGGAACACAAGCGTCCCTTTAGAAGAAGACGGCGAACGCAGGAAATTTATTCGAAAATGCCCCATGAATGAATGTCGTGGATTTTTAAGCACAAAATGGAAATGTGGTGTTTGTGATTCAACTATTTGTAACAAGTGTAACGAGAAAAAGGAAGAAAACCACGAGTGTGATCCCCAAGCTGTAGAAACTATGGAACTTTTGAAGAAGGATACAAAAGGCTGTCCCTCTTGTGGAACGATGATTACATTTATAGAGGGGTGTCGTCAGATGTGGTGTCCCTCATGCCATACAGCTTTTGATTGGCAAACCCTTAGAATTGATACGGGCAGAATACATAACCCTCACTATTATGAATTTAGGATGAAAACTGGGATTAGTGGAAGAGAACACGGTGATATACCATGTGGGGGGGTTCCAGATGTATATGAAATATGTGGTGCTTTGGGAATTTCTCATCGTTACTTAATTGAGAGACAAACATTAAATTTCCCACAAAAAAGAATTATAACAATTCATAGAACAATAATTCACATTGAAAGAATAGAACTTAGATATTACTATCATTTAGAAGAAGAGAATAATAGGGACTTGAGGATTTCTTATATGATGGGTGAACTATCAGAGTCTGATTATAAAAAGAAAATCCAACGAAGAGAAAAATCCCGTGAAAAGAAGAGAGATATTCACAATGTTTTGAGAATGTTTATAGATACGACCGGTGATTTACTAAGACAGTTTGTCATTGAGAAAGATAAATTCGATGATATTTACGAATTACTGTCTAAGTTAGTTGATTATACATATAATGAGTTGTATAATGTTAGTAAGAGATACAATTGTATTGTTCCCTATTTCACAGAGGACTGGTCTATTAGAAAATAATATTTTGTAATATTAAAATGCGATCTATATTTTTAGTGATTGTGTTAATAATTTTTATTTACATGTTGATTCCCACATACAGAAAACCCAAAGTGTACCATGATTTGATTACAGATGAGGAAAGACGACATATAATTGAAAAGGCTCGTTCTAAATTGAATACATCAACAGTGGGTGAAGATGAAAAACAAAGAGTTGATAATAAAGTTAGGGTAAGCGATACTGCGTTTTTAAATCCCAAGGATGATTCAGTTGTTGAGCGTGTTATGCGTCGTTGTTTGAAAAATTGTAATAGACCCCTTAAGAATTGTGAAAGTCTTCAGGTTGTGAGGTACAAACCGGGTGGATTTTATAGTCTCCACAATGACGCCGACAAATCATTTGAAAATGATAGAAAATACACTTTCCTCATAGCATTGAATGATGGTTATGAGGGAGGTGAAACACAATTTCCAAATCTTGGAACTAAATATAAACTAGGTGCGGGTGATGTTTTGAGATTCAATAATTTAGACAATTATGGGTTTGTTACATCCAAAGCTTTACATGGTGGTATGCCAGTAAAAAAGGGTGAGAAATGGATTTGTAATGTATGGGTTCATACTCACCCATATGGTTTGTGATTCATTGTGAGATAAACCACGACTGGGAATATTTTGGCTAATAACATTGTTTGTTCTCTGTCTTCCTTTTTAAATTTTTCTGGGTCTTTGAAACCTTCATACAATGTTTCAAAGCCTCTTCTAAAGTGATACCATGAAGCTCGTAACACATACAAATATTTATTCATTATAATATAATGTTCACTATTCTTTAAATTGTTGGAATGAACTCCCATCTCAATTCTTCACATATTTTTTTAAACAACACGTCTTGATTATAGAGTTTCTCTTTACTTTTCAAGAGGGGGAAATATTGTAGGTATTCATCTTCCCCTAGGAGTTCACAAAATTTATACAAAACATAAGAGTACGAAAGGAAATTCTTTCTTTCGGATGGGCAATGTTTTTCAAATGGTGTTTGTATGTCTTTGAACATTATTCTCAGTCTTTCTTCTAATTCTTGTGGCATCTTGGGAGCATTTATACCATTGAGAATATTTGTTATATATGGAACATGTTCATAATATTTATTTAATTTTAATTTTTTTAGAAGGCCCCTTATTTTAGCATGTGTAATATCTTCTAATTTTTTAATTTTTAATTTTTTGAGTTCTATTCTCAAATTGTCAATAACACCTGGTGGTATATTTGTCATTTCTTGTGCTTGGAATTGTGACAACCATTCATTAAAATGATTTTCCCTTTTGTATGAGTAATTAATTATTTTTTCTGTTGACTCTTGTTCTTCTCTATATGTTAACTCTTCACTTAATAGTGTGTCTACAATGCGTCCACAATCACCGCATACCACATCTGTCGTTTCGGAAAAACATAATAAATTTCCAGTTTTACATTCTTCACATTGTTGTATTTTCTTTGTTTGTGTTCTTTGAATATTCATATTTTCAACATCTGCGAGATAGTCTAAGTAAATATCTTTTCTCTCAAGTCCCTTTTTTTCTTTACAATTGAAAACATTGTCTCTAGACACAGTTTCATCTTGTTCTTCAGCATGTCTGGACATATAAGGCATACAGTTTATTATGTAGTCAGCCATTTCTGATTCATAAGATGTCTTATTTAAGGGATCAGTGAGAATTTTTTTTTCAATTTCTTCGATTCTATTATTGTATCTACTTAAAAAATTACCTTCCATTATATATAATGTTGATTAAACTTTTAACCCCTATTATCTTGAAAGCCTATAAATTGTATAGTCGGCTTTTTGGTCACAAAAATTACGAGATTATATATCGTTCTTTCACATATGAAATAGACCCTGACGAGGATTATATTATTTCAAGTGATTTTTGGTATGATGAATCAAAACATTGGTCTCATTATAATACATCTCATTATGTTGACATTACCAATAAAAATATTTCAGAAGAACCAATCCCAGAAAATGTAAATAATTGTGTGGTTACTACAAAATATTATTACAATAATCGCGTCTATAAACATGTTTCTCGGGGTATACACTGTTCTTGGCCTCCTAGGGATTCATCCGACAGTATTAATTTTCCAATTGTGAGTGCTAAACTCATAAATGACGAATGTATGACCACACGCGATGTCACTGATAAAATTATAAGGTATGCCGGTCCTAAGAGTAACTTTTACGGTGAAGAAATTCTTATCCGGGATATGTTTACTTATGATGAACACACAATGCGCAAGGAATATCCTTATTTAGTTATTACAGATGTTTTTGGAAACACTAGGGCTTTTAAAACTAATCAGTCTTTGGTTTTAGTTGCCAAGTAGAATCTTATTTCTCCTAGATTTGCAATACTATATTTAAGAACTAAAAACCTATTTTCTTCCTCTTGCATGAGCTGCACCATGGCACACATGCTTGTTGCTTTCGTAAAAATGTTCAAATATCGCAGTGAATATTCTCCAATCAACTCTTTGTCAATTGTTTCAAGGCATTCAATGGATGTTTCTTGATTGGCGAAATCACCAGAGCACCCTAGGGATATTGTATTTCCAACTCTTTTTATAAATATGTCTGTGCCAATGTTACTCATGTCCCTACATATTCTTTGAAAATCAACGGAAGAGACTGATGTTGTTACAGTCATTGGAATTTCTGGAACTTCATAAATGTTTTCATTAATATCCAAAAGTTTGAGTTCAAATTTTGTTTTTGTTTTTTTATTGTCACTTACAATTTCAATATTCATAAATTCCTTAGAAGTGATGGAAAGTTTAAGTATATCATTATTTGTAATTGATTTGAGTAGTTTAAAAGTGTTTGAAATATTAACCCCTGCCACAATTGGTTCTTCGCATTCATATTCTTCAAAATTTTCAGCTGCAAGTCTTAGATCAATAAGGGATGTTCTTGCGGTATCCAATGTTGTAATATATACACCGTCTGGTTTAAAATAAATATTTACATCATTGAGTATACCTGATAGAACTTCAAAACAAGATTTTATTGCAGAAGCTTGAATAGTAGTAAGCTTCATCTAATTAAAAATTGTCTTTAAATCTTTAATTGTTTTGATGGGTCAGCATCTGAATATGCATCCTTAACATCCTTTGATATACGAGCCTCAAGTTCTGGTGTCATGGCGGGCTGGAGAGACTGTCCATAGTTATCTAAATCAAATCCTATTTCTGAGTCATCCTCCCCATCAATTGATGAAAAGTTTCCAAATCCTCCACGAAAATTATGGCACACAAGTTCTTTGTTTGGGAGTAGGGATTGAAGCCAATTTTGAATTTCCTTTCCTGTCAATATTTTACCGTTTTTTGTAAGCATCGTTGGTACTGATTTAACATGCCCCTGTAAACTTTGTGGTAAACCATGTGTACTCACATTGTGATATTTTACAAGTCCTTCGAACTGAGGATGTTTTTTAAGGTATGCGAGTAAATCGTTACAGTGGTTACACTTGGGGCTGAATACAAGTACACAAGACATCTCTTGTATTAGTTCATTTTATTTTTGTAAAAAAAAATAACGCATAATAATAAATGAATAAATTTATTCTTATTTTACTGGTATTGACAGTCCTGATTCTCATGACCCAGAGGGAGGGATTTGTTGAACAATTTGGTTTTTCAGGTCACAAAAAAGAAGCTGAATATTTGTTGATAAACGACAAACTCTCTGAAACTTCTGGGATGGAGGAAGTCCCCGTGAAAGTTGGTCCACACCACCTCCAAGAGATAATTTTGAATGCTAACAAGTACATTCAAGAAAAAGTTGATGACTGCTGTTACATAATAGAAACAAGTGACATCAGGCAATACCAAGGTCCCATGAAAAAAATTGTTCGTGTGATGTTCATGTGTGTTCGTAATAAGGGATATGCATATGGTTTTGCTGTGACTGTTGATGCTGATTATAACACAGCTCAGATATTGGGTGCCAGAACACAACCACTTGGTATAGATGCACCAAGTGATGTCTCCGCATACACAACAGATGGTACAGCTAAGGATTTCACAAAATATGAAACAATTAAACAAAAGACTGCCCTGACCCGTGGATATTTTGATGAAGTCGCGTGGGAGAACGAAAACAATAAAATGCTTAACATGTAAGTAACAATGAAATGTTGCGAGTAAACGATGTTCAGAAAGTTGATTACGACAGAAAAAGAATTCGTAAAGAGATTTATCAGAAGATTTACGAACAATTTTGTAGGAAGATAAAATTAAGTACTGAAATGGGATATAAATGTACTATATTAACTGTTCCAAGTACTGTTTTTGGATATCCAACATTTGATAGACAAGTTGCAGCACATTATCTTTGTCGTCAATTTCACAACGGTGGGTTTGAAACTCGTATAGTTGATACATACAGTATGTATGTTGCTTGGAATATTCAGAAGAGGTCAAAAAAATACAAGCCCCCCGAGAAGGAAAATACAGAACAAGATGATGATGAATATGAAATGCCAACCCTAATGAACCTGAAAAAGGCTGCAGCTAAATATAAACGATGATAAGTGCGTAATGACCCCCCAAAAAAAACACACTTTTATGATAAATGGATCAGAACCTCAGTGTATTGGTAGAAGCTAAAGATGAATACCAGAACATAATGGTCACTGTCATGTTAGAACCTATGATAAAAGTGTTTCATGAGATGTTTATGGAATCCCAAAGAATGTCTAAAGGACGAAAGGTTCTTCAGATGTTCCAAACTTTGTTGAAGGAAGTTCCAAGTTGGTCTAATACAATGTCTCGTACTAGGTCATCTGAAATTGAAGGAACTTATTCTTCATTCGGTGAGCTTTTGGCTGCTGTTTTGGTGAGTAATGTTAAGATTTTGTCTGCTGTTCGGATACAAGCGGGTAACCGAAAATTGTCCCTAAAACTTCCAACAAACGATGTGTTTATTCAGACTGTTTATAACAATGCTGCTAAAGATTTGTATGATGACCCATATGTATTTACAACAATTCAATCTGAATATGAGAGAAACAAGCAATTGGAACAGCGTTTCAGAAAAGTTATTTTGGATACAATTAAACAAAGTATTCCAGTTCAAGAGATTCTTGCGACTTACATGACAACCCAAGAAAGTGGTGGAAATGAATTGGATGTTGAGGAAAGCGAACCAGTGGATGACGATGATTTGGAACAATCTTATAACACTGAAGAAAACCCAGAACACAAAGAAGAAACTATTGACGACGGCATTCCAAGTCAACCCCCACTTGATGAGTATCCAAGTGGTGCTCCAGTACAAGAAGAAGCCAGTGAGCAAGTTCAAGAATATGAGAATGAGAATGAAGAAGACCCCTCAAATGTTCCACTTGAAACCGAAGTTGGTGTTAAGACAATTCCTACAACAGATACCCCAGAAGAAGATGATAGTTTCTTCGATGATGCCCCTGACGCTCGCACAAAAAAAACCCAATATATATAAATGGAATTGAGTGAGACACTCCGAGACCCAATGGGCGCCGCTATGGTTGCCGCGGGTATGACAGTTGCCTACCTCTACATCAAGGAACAACTTAATAATGAACCCAAAAAAGAACTAAATGCTTATCTTAAGCCAGCTGTTCTTAATGCTGCTATGGTATACTTTATTATAGATCAAGGTATATCACAGCGTGAAATGATTTCTACAGAGCCATTCTAGACTTAAAGATTTTGAGTAATGTATATATATAAAAAATGGCTTCCGTCTCTGTCAATGGTTTTATTCTTGTGATGGAAGAGTTCATCGAAAAGCTTAAACTTGCCTTTCCAGGTAAGGTTGCAGGTCTTAAGCAATTCGAAACTAGTTTTGAACTTCTCCGCGATACAAACCCCCGCAAGCTTGTGGAGTTGTATTTTGCAGGACTTTCGCCTTATATCGAAAAGATTAAAAACAAAGACGAAAGCTTTATTCTCGAAGACATTTCAAAGGTTGAGGTGTTGAAGCATATTAAAATTGAGTCTCTTTGGAGTAGTGCGAGCCCAGGAACTAAGAAATCGGTTTGGGAATATCTTTTGTATCTACACCAAATGGCAGTTCAAATTTGCACCAGTACAGGAAACCAGGCTGGTGATATGATGGACGCTATAAAAAATTTACAGGCTAACGATGTGTCTAAAATGATGAACAGCCCAGATGTTACAAATATGTTGGGTGGCCTAGACACTGGTGATATTTCACAAATGATGAACCAAGTCAACGGAGATGACATCAAGAAAATGATGAACGAAATTGACCCAGAAACCTTGGAACAAATGATGAAAAGTATGGGAAGTTTGTTTGGTGGAATGATGAAAAAATAAATCACTATAATATAATAAATGGAGGTTCCACCCCAAGAACAAACTTGGTTTGATAATCCAGCCATATTTTTTGATGTTAATAGAGTTCTCAGTTTTTGGCCTACCGCCTCTCAGACATCAGAACAACGAGTGAATGCCACTTCCCGTTTTATTGTGTATGCGGTATGCCTCATTTATTTACTTAGACGAGACATTAGAATTTTTGTATTGGGAATTATGATGCTTTCAATCCTCTATATAATGTACAAATCCAAAATGATAAAAGAAAACATGTATAGACCAGCGAGTTCAGATGACCAAGCCCGTGGTAATTGTCAATCTCCCACATATGACAACCCCATGGGTAATGTGTTGTTGTCTGACTATGCTAACCCTAACCGCCCCCCAGCGTGTTACGCGGAAACTGTCGCCCCCATGATAAAACAGGCTTTGGATGACACTTTGCCCTTTGACGCTGGTCGTTCAAGATCCCCACTTCCATCTCAGCAGAGAGCTGCCGCGGCAAGACAATTTGTTCCCTCCCCCGTGACAACAATCCCAGGTGATCAAACCGGTTTTGCCGAGTGGTTGTATGGTCCCAAATTTGGTGCCACATGTAAAAGTGATGGTTCAGTCTGCAGCCCAGATGCTAGGGGTGCCCAACTTAATCAGCTCAGGGGTCTTGATTGGGCTTCCAATAAGCGTAATTAAATCTTAGTAAATAGTAATAATGTCATTTCAGTTGCAACCTGATATGCAACGTCTTGAAGACAATGCTGTCCCACCACGGGGTGCCACCGAAACAGTTTTCGCTTACCCAGAATCAACTAGTAAAAATTACGGTGATTACACCTCCAGACCAAACACAATGTTATATGGAACAGCCCCTTTTATGGCGGGTAAAGGTTCTCCAGCGGCCCACATTGATGTGAGCGATGAACTTCGACCACAATCTACTACCCGTTTCGGTAAAATTGTTACAAATAATTACGAAAAACAAATTTTCCCAATTGACAACTCAATGCCAACTCCTCCTCTCCCCAGTTTATATGAACCCCGAAGCTCACGAGCGGAACTCCAGAATGATTTGTTTGATATGCGATATAATAAAAATATCAATAACTAATAAATGGCTGATCCCGTCTCCATTTTAGCTTTAATGGGTTTGGTGTACACCGGAAAAAAATTATCTGAACAGCCCGTGAATAACCAACCAATTGTTACAGGAACACCTGTTTCTTTGGTTCAAAATAATCCATCCACAGATTATTCACGACCTGAAAATGAAGCTAATTTGAACACCGATTTCATGATAAACAGCGAAGAAAGAGATCTCTCAAGTGGCGAACAAATGCCAGTTTTCGCAGACATTGTCAAACAAGAAAAAAGTAGTGGTGGCGAGGTTTTAGATATGAAGGACCGTTTTGTCAGTGATTTACAGGTTCATAATAATCTTTCTCCCGTTCCACAACAAAAGGTTGGTCCAGGTTTGGGTGTTGATGCCTCCGTTCCAGCTGTTGGGGGCTTTCAGCAAATGTTTCGAGCCCTCCCAGAAAATGTCGGTGCCTATCGTCTCACCACCCTCCCAGGTAGAGCTGGACACGGTCACGATGTATCAGGGGGTCGTGGTCAACTCAAATCTGAAATAGGTCACAACAAACCAGAGCGAACTGCTTTCCTTCCAGAACGCCGCCCACCAGTTTTTGGGCGGGGACAAGGACAAGGTGGTTCTTTGAATGGTGTTGCTGTCCGACAAGAATACGAAAAAACAAAAAGATCAACAAATCGCTCCCAAACTGGGACAAGAACAGATGGTTTGGAGTTTGCTTCAGCTAAGCGCATGGTCCCCCATGGTACAGTTGCCCAAGGTCCAACCCGTAACAAATCAGATGTTGCCGATGGTCAATACAAATACATGGATAATATTCAACCAGGTATCGCAAGCTTCTACGGTGCTTATGAAAACTCCACACTTGTTGAAGCCGCGGGTAACAAAGTCAGAACACCAGCAGAGCTTGCTCAATACGGCCTACGCCTCAGTGAGCGCCGTGCCAATTCTGAATACCGTAAACCCAACTCTGGTCGTATGAATGTCCGTGGCAATCCACTCCAAGCATATGGTATGGTTACAGCTGTGCGTGCTGATAATACTCGCATGGATGGTAGAACTGGGGGTGTCAGTGGTGGTTGGACACAAAACTATGTCAAACCAAGATACCAAGAACTCAACCCATACAAGGGTAACAAGAATCATCGCCTTGACCTTGGAATTGCTCAAAGACAATTGGCCGATAACCCACTTGCCCACACACTTTACAAGTAATTTCAAAAATATAACTATTACATTAAATCAGTCATTAAAATTATATCCCTAAATTTTAATGGGTGACTACATCTTAGACATAGATAGTGGTGATAGAAATACAAATATATTTCCAGATGTATCAAATTTGGAAATATATTTGGAAAATGAAATATATGATGTTTCCAAAATTACTTTAATCTCAGGAAACATACCTACACCTCAATTAATTATTTGTGAAACAAATAAACAATTTGATGTCAATGGAAATACAATCACTCTCACTGAAAAGAATTATACAGATGGAACTACCCTAGCTTCTGATCTCAAATCTGCATTATCTGCAACCCCCGTGTCAAATGTAATTTACAATAGTAATACAGATTCTCTTACATTTACTGGTTCTTCTGCATTCACTTTTAAATTTAAATCAGGAACAAATGGTTCAGATATAAATACCCCATTAACAACACCCCATGAAGTTTTGGGATTCTCAGCCACAGATGTTTCTTCTAGTGCAAATACAATTCAATCTGGTGCAATAAACTTAAATGGACCCAATGCCTTGTTATTGAGACTTACTTGTGGTTCAGATGTGTATTCTAAGGACATTTATTACAACAATCCACACTATACAGGTAAAATTCATTTACAACAAGGAGAATCCTCCAAATTTGTAAACTCGGATGATTTGGTTGAATATGATTTTAATTCGGGTGTCCAAAGCACTTTACAAAATTTAAGACTTGAATTCTTGTATTCAAGTGGTGGAAAACTTGTTCCATATGACTTTAGAAACTCAAATTATAGTTTAAAATTCAAAATGAAGTGTTCCAAAGAAAAGATTGTATCAAAGGTAAAGAGAGATGTTTCTTTACCACCACCAATCAGCATCCCAGAATTTGATGATGTTGATAGATGGGATTGGCATAAATACAAAGTGTATCTCGCGATAGCCATCATTGTTATATTTGGTATATTTGCTATTTATGTAACTAGACCCAAAACACCACCTAGCGAGTAACCGCGTAGATTGATTGAGCTGGGCGCTTGATGTCCTTGTTGACGGCGCGGACAACCAAGAACACCGCGATTGAAAGGACGGTGGTGAGTAGCGCAGTCAAGGCGTAGTGGGCACCACCATTGTTCTTCACGCGGATAATCGCTTGGACGAGGAATCGAACAAGGTCCATCCATGAGAGAGCAGCAGCGAAAGCGAAACCACCAACAATCGCGTTGAGGGATTGGACTTCGAGTTCGGAGGCGACGGTCTTAACAACTTCTTGCGCTGTAGACATTTTATACTAATTATAAAGAAAATTATTCGGGAAGAAATTCTTCTTTAGTTATTACACTTCTGAAATTTTTTTTCTTTTGAGGAGGGGGGACAAAATCATCTATAAATGAATACTCACTACACTCACTCTCGGTGTCTTCATCTATATATTTAAAATCCTTATTGATTGTCAGGTTCCACCCTTCAGGTTGAGGTGTCACGATTGACTTATAACTCATTATTATCTAATGCATTTTTTAATATTTTCTGAGCGGGACTTTCTGGTTTCCATTCTTTCCACTCGTCGTATGCCTGGTTAATACGAATCAATTGAGAATTGTTTCCTGTGTATCTAGTGAAAGTTGGTAATTCATCAACTGGGACCACTTCAATTTCATCTTCCTCATCCTCATCCAAATCAATTTCCCCTTCATTAAAAATTGAACCACTCGCTTGCCCAACGCGATGCATAATACAGTATTTCATGGCATATTCAATATCTTCATCTAACATAACATCCCTACCACAAGCTTTACAATACTCTGCAGCCAACACTATCCCCTGTTCAAAAACTGGTTGAATAATGTTAATCATACCCTGTATAATATCATCCCCATGGTTGTCGTTTTGACCTGTCATATCGAATCCTGTTCTCATCATCTTTAATGTAAAGTGATTTATTTGTTTATCTTGCTTCACTCATGAAACCATTTTCAAAGCTAAACATCTTTAAACCAGTGTAATAAACATATAAGATATAAGTTTCGTCCAATCTAGTCACTTTTGAACTATGATAACCATCAGTTGAATATGTTCCACCAAACATTTTAACATCTAAAAATGTCTTATCTGAATTGAAATTTGAAAAATCCAAGTTACCTGTTGGATCAGCATTCATTGGTGTCATTGCAAAAGAATATGTATAAATGTTCTTTTGTGGACAAGTTAAGCGTGCTTGTAGTGGAATATAATACTTGTAATATTTGTGATCCGCCACCGAAACATTTGGAAGATCCAAACCATTTAAGTAAATTTTAGCCTCTTTAATTCTTTCAAATCTAAAACGGCTATCAATTAAATTAATACCATCTCTCACATATATTTCACTATATCTACGAATGTAGTCTGGATCACTTGATGGTAATTCAATCGGAAGTTTATATTCGTATATTTTTCTTCTTAGAAACCAATGTAAACATTTTACTGGAATACTTGGAACCAAATTTGTTCTAATATTTGGGTCCTTAGGGGATGTCTCAATTGTTGGGTTCCTAAATACAAGGTTAGCCAACAAATCATATTTTTCTCTCAAATAATAAGCTCTATCCAAGGGAGAAAGCGTAATTTCTTCGGTTATAATTTTAAAATTATCCAATGTTGGAAGTTCAAAATCATTTTTACCGTGAATAAACTTTGGTTCTGAATTAGCAAACGAGTTTTTTTGTTTACTAAAGAACCAAACTGGATTAAATTCAAATTCTAGAATAATCTTTTGTTTATACATTGCACACAATGGAAGAAATGGACGATTTGGTTTATTTACATCATATTCTGATTTAGCATATTTTCTTGAAAAGAAAAATCTTAATGGAATTAATGTTGTGATAGTTGAAAGTGCACCATCAGCATTTTTAAGTGCAACTTCTTCATCGCGCTCTTTGGAGACTGGGTTCATCATCCTGTTTAACAAATAATCATTTGCTGATTTTTCACTTGTTTCTAAATACATTTCGTTATAAATAACCTGCCAATCATCATAAATTTTTTCAACTTCTACCTCATCAACTTTAAATGTTATAGATTTAAACAAAGAATCTCCGACATATCTGCTATATATACAAGGAGGAAGGTCCACTGATAAATACATATTAGCAAGTAAATCACCCATGGATTGTGGATTAAAAGTTACTTTGACTACATTTCCTTCTTGACCAAAGGGCCAAAACTTTTGTTTTGTTTTGTTGTCAATTTTTGTACTTCTATAAAATCTTGTGTAATCTGTGTGCCTTATTTCATCGTATTTAAACAATGATTTTTCAATTTTTTCTTCAACCAGGTAAACATCTTGTCCACCGATTGCGTTGAGTGAAATAACACCTGCTGTAGATGCACCAGCAACGTCGCACATACTCTAGTATTAATTGTTATTTTTAATTTCTTTAATTATGATATGAGTGATAAAAAACCTGAGTGGTGTTCAAAACAGGAAGCTCTTGTGTATAAATGGGCTGAAAGGGCAGCTGGA